CGCTTACATCATTATCCGGGACGGCTTCATTTACAGTAAGAACAGTTGGCCCCGCTCCGGCAACACCTGCAATCGTATAATATCCGTCATTAGCAGTCGAACCGGCAACTAGAAGATAATCTCCAACAGCACGAGCCGACCAATCTTCAGCTATAGTAAAACTCGGTGTTCCCGGAGTAGCCGCTGTAATATCAACCGCTGTTTCATCACTTCCCATTGGCAATGTACCAGCGGTAGGAGTCCATGTATACATAGTATTATCGTCGTTATCGAGATATTTATAATGGGCCGGGTCATTATCAGCAAAATAAGTTTTTCCAAAAGCGGGTTGTGTATCTACCCTACCGGATGCATTTACGGCATCGTCGCCGTTGGTAGCCAGAGATAATCCGCTTGCTAATCGTCCCGCATAAACATCTCCACCCGCGACAGCAATAAGTGTCGGCGATCTTCCAGAAATAGGCTCGGTTTGTGTGAGTGTCCAGTCGTCAAATGTAATAGTATTATCAGTAGCGTCATTAAAATCGACGATAAATCCCACGTAGTTATATCCGCTAGGAAGATAAAAATATCCGCTATCAGTACGTAAGAGAGTATCTTCGACATACAAACTTAATGTTCGTCCACCATCAAAAGAGCGTAATTCTATTGTTCTCGGTTCCGCCCACCATGCGGGGTCAAGATAATCGTCTGATCCTGGTGTCATGGGATAGGAAGTATTTCCTTTAGTTTGGTCAATACTAGCAACAAGAGTAATTGGATCATCACCGTCAGCAGCGTATATCTTAATTTCAGCCTGACGTATACTACCTTTACCCATTGGAAATGTAGCATTCGGAGCACCATAGCATAAACCAATTTTCATAGACGGAGATGATGCAGCATCCAAAGTCCAGGATACTTTTGCAGAGAGTACGAAGGTATCACCTGAAATTTTAGCCGTTTTATGCAGAGCACCCATAAGTCTCCGGCCCGGAGTATTCCCACTATTAAATAAAATTTTATTGCCATTGACAATCGGATGAGTGGCACTATCAACATAATTAACACCCGAATCTTCAAAATTAGCCCAATCTATACCGGAAAGTTGACCATTTGCTTGTGTAAAAGTATCAGTTGTTGACGATGATCCACCCGTAATAGATTTAACGATACAATCTATACGTTGAATAGCATTTGAACCACTCACGGTATTATCAAAGTATTTACTTATCCCCCATCGCTGACCCCCACGAGCACGGGAATCTAACGGATCAAATGGCAATACATTTTGGGCGTCAGGACACGTCCCCTCCGGTTGGCGTCCAAACGCCCAATCCATCGGTTCACTCGGCATTACGCAGTCCCGATATTTCGAGCGTAGTCGTCCTCGTTATAACCACGAATGCAGCTTCCGTAAATCAGGTCGATACCGAGCAAGATAAGTTCGGTCGTGCCACTGTTATTCGCGTCCAGCGTTAACCGAACTCGATCTCCGGGTTCGTAGTTACGACCACTAATATCAAGTACGCTCTCACGGACTAGAGCACCTGTCGAAGCTGTCGCTGTCTCGGCAACCGCAGTTGATACTGTATTATCGACAGCGGCACCGGCTCGGTAAAGTGCCTGGGCCGTGGTAATACCCATATCGGTTGTATGGGCGGCATCTGCGGCGGGCATCAAATGTAGTCGCAATGCACAGGCATCGACACCCTGATCGTAATCCTGTGGAATATTAAAGTCCAGAAAGGCAGTTTCTCCGTCATCAAACTGAATACCTTCTTCAACCCACGTCGGAGCATCGCCAGTAACAAGCGGTAGATAGTCATTCGACGCCCGTATGTGACCATGCAAAGGTAACTCCCGTTCTCGGAGAAACCGATCACCGCTAACAATACCATTCAATCGTCTTACAATATTACCCTCATTCATCATTTTCTCCTAGTTTATGGTATAGTAACATTGGGCCGAGATACTGAATCCCGCCAGTCTAAACCTGATCGTCGCTTTAAAAGATTCCCTAATCTTCGTGGTGCACTTCGCCGATTTCGACGATAGGCTCCCGCTAGGGCCTTCTGTTGATAGTATTGAACTCGTCCCTGTAGTTTGTCCTCACCCTTCATTTCGGCATACGCTTCACAAGCTGCTATGATGACCTCATCGTAATGAGCACCAGCAGGATGTAAATCTGTAGTTTCTGTTAAAGCAGTAAAATATAACTCGTACGGGAATTCAATTGTATAGTCCCCGCCGGGTGTTGGATATACTGTCAATTCCCATCGACGAGCTACGTTTGTTGCGTCCATTTTCCGAACAGCGGCCAATGTCGGATATCCAGTTTGCGAGCTTACGTTTTCTCGTAATCTTCGTATCATACCCTCCGAGGTCCATTGAATTGAAGCTCCGGGATTTGCTCCGGCCTCATAGCTGATTGGACCAAGATATTCACCGCCGAATGTAGCTGGTAAAGTATAATTTCCATCGGCAGTTAATGTAAAAGTATCACCATCATCGGCTGATGCATCTGCATCTACGGTAACAACTGTTGAACTAGTATACGCTGTAATAGTATACGAAGTTCCTGAAGTATCAGCTACAATTGCATGGCCCACCATTGACGGATAAAAATCGGCCGAAGCGGAAGTCAATGTCATATCACCGTCACCACTTACCGTAATCACCCCAGTTGTAATTGTTGCCCATAAATCGACCGATGCCGTTGGCTGTTGAAATCGCCAACCTTCCGGTGGGGCATCATTCAGAAACATTCGGATACCGCCGTTAATATAATCCTTAACCATCTGTAATGTATACGTATCTACAGGTGCTTGGGCTACTTCATCCCCGGCTGCTCCGTAATAAGCAACTCCCAATTGAGATGCCACATGAGTTACAAGATCATCAAAAGTTAAAGCCGATTCACTCATTTCTTCCTCTGTTTGTGAGTGCCTTTAATTACTCCCTTTTGTTGGGAAGCATAAAAGACTTGTTTACCCCGGACTCTGCCATAATGTTTCTTCATGGTTGCGAGAATAGATTTACCTTTTTTAGTAAGCGGCATTTTTCTCCCTCAAGGGGATGGGCTTGATTGCTCATCCCCATTATTCTCGTTGGATTCCTCACGATTTAACTCATTCAGAAGTCCACGTATAGTAACAATGCCGCCTTCACAAGCATTAACATTTGCAACCATCTGTGCCTTTTGAGCTTCCAAATTTTTGATACGCTTTTCAAGTAGCTCTTTCGTGAGTTCCATGTTTCTATCCTTTAACCTTGCAACATAAATAGGGGGCCATTATTTGTGGCGTTTCCTTCTACGCAATAGCCTGCATACTGGGAACTGGAAAATGCGGGTACTGTCGTGGCCAGAGCAGTATCGGCCTTTTCAATCGATCCATCATGTCGCCAGAACGCACCAAATTGCCCGTTCGTCCCACCGACCCCCGCCTGCGGCGAGGACCAGCACAGACCTTTCACCTGAACCCAGAAATACTTATTGGCAGCAGATACTTCCGTCGCCGGGAGACCGGCGATTGGTAGTGTCGTAGTGCCGCCATCCTGCAATGCAGCGAACGGGTTCTGGTAAACCTCAATTGCCTCGGTCCCTGAAGCTACGGCATCGGTCAGTGGACCATCAAGATAGACGTTAAAGGCCGCGTTTGCCGCAGCCGCATCATTCCCGATGATACCACGAAACTGAATATAACTCGTGGCCGCACCATCGAAGATGATAACATAGCCGCCTCGGAGTTCGTCCTCCGCCAGTGCCGCATGAGTCGCAGCCGGAACTGTAACATCTGCATCACCGACAGCGTGATTAGTAGCGAACGCCGTGTAAGAAACATAGCCCGTAGCCGTAAACTCACACGCTTTGTTCGTGTGACAGGCCGCAGCCGATTTCGCATATACGAATTCACGACCATCGGGCAATGCGACACGATCACCGATATTATAATCGGGATGCTTCACAGTTGATGTCTGATAAATAAATCCCCAACTTGAACCACCCGCATTACCTCCGACTAAACCAGCCGAATGATTAAGCAATTTTGTCCTTGCTTTACCCTTTGCCATTTTTAACTCCTTCTATTTGTTTTTGTGTTTACGAATATAGGCTATCATCAATCGACACCTATTTTCATCTTCATCCAAAAAACCTAATGCTTTATTACATTTACCACATACCAATTCACGAACTTTTCCTGTTTTATGGTCGTGATCTACAGCGAGACGAATTAATATTCCTTTTCTTTTAATCGTCTCCGGTTGTTTACAAATTGCACATTTACCATTTTGTCGTGCAAACATTTTGTCATAGTCTTTCTGTGTTATACCAAAACACCAACGCAAATGACAATCACGTCGAACTCTGTTCCATTTTTGCGGATTACGTTTTCGACGTTTTCGTGCTTTTGCATTAGCACATTTTTTACATTCACCACGACGATCATATTTAGCACGACTGGTTCGCGAATAAGCAAAGGCTTCTAGGGGAAGTTCTTTGCCACAAACCGTACAAACTTTGGTTATTTCAGCCATTATTACTCTTAACTGTGGGCAAGATGCAATACAAAACCGGCGGTACGGCGATTTAGGCAAAGCACACAACATCTACCATCCACGTAAACTACAAAAACTGTGTGCTGAGTCGGTGATTGCATAGGACTCTTTTCCTTCATCCAGTAACCATCCTGTGCCACAGTACGCAACTTCGTCCAATCCACGGCATAGATCGGATTATATTCATCGTTGTCCAGATAAGGAATATAAACAATCGGATGCCCATTGATAAACGGAACGCCATTCTCATTGATCCGTACTCTCACACCACCCATCAAATCCTGCGGCGTATGACGATCATCCCGCTTATCAAGCATGTCACAGAGTGCATCATATGCATCACCGGGGGCATAAACCAGACGATCAACTTCTGCATCCTGACCGGGATTGTTAATAAAACGAGGCGGGAAGAAACGAGTAAGACGGAAAGCCTTACGGAATTTCTTTAGCAGTGAATTATCAACAACAGTATAAGTATCGGCATAATTACGCCACTTTGGTTCGGCAGAGGCATCAATACCCGCACAAACCGTACCCGTACTTGCATCGCCATAGGTAATCGTCTGACCACTAAATCCGGCTGACTGAGCAGCGGTCAACTGATTCAAGTAATACGGCACACCGTAAGGATACAAATTGTCAGTGGCACTCGTGGGAGTCTGCCAACCACGTTCCTCAACCAGATCAGCCCAAGCCCACAGTGAATCATTAACACGAGTCTTAATCAGACTGATATAACCCTTAGCCGAATTCATCTGCGATAAAAGTTCGACTTCATCCCAGGCATACTGGGTTGAAAGCTGCGTCCACGGCACATCAATCTGCTTGTGAACATGAGCCACATTCACCGCATCCACGTCAAACATCTGGCGGAACTTAGCCTGACCCGTATGGTCTAATACAACATTCCGTTTAACAGATGTACCACCGTCAATCGTCAACTTCTTCTCATTGAAAATCCGATTAAACTCGTACCGCTGATAGGTCCACATCACCTCAAACCGATTCTTCGGAAGATCGGCCAAAGTTGTACGCAGTAAATCCAGATGGTCCTCCATTGCAACACCCATGTTAGTCTCCTTTATGTTCTATTTCTCAATGCTTTTAGTTTCGCTTCCGTTCGTTTTACCAATTCTTCATCCGAAACCGGCTGATTTGCGTCCGATGTAGACATTCGCTGATGTGAACTCTTTGTAGTTTTAGTTCGCTTTTTCATACTATCGCGGATATCTTGTCGAATAGCCTCGTCCCGCGTACCCTGTGAAACGAGTATATGGGCACGTTCTAAAGCATCCTGAACCGTAATATCCACACCATGATCTCTCGCACCGGCTACAATAATATCAGCTTGTCCAAATAGTTCCAAACGACTTTTTACTTGTTCCTCTGTTAAATCTTTGATTTCTGTTCCATATTTATTTCTAAATGACTTCATTTCGTCGCTCTTTAGAAATTCTTGTGTTGCATCTGTTAATGCATTTTCCTCTGTCTCCCGTAAAAACCCTTCAGATTTAGAAAGTTTTCCAGCAGCATCATTCACGCGATCAATCACAGCATTAAGTGGACCAACTAGGGCGTTAATTAAATCCTCATTTCCGTGTTCCTCAATTAATGCCTTTGTATCATAATGAGGGAGAGTTGTAGAAGTTTCCTGGGTCTTACCCTCATCTTTACTCTTTTTAGATGTTCTTTGATCCACCGCAGCTAATTGTCTACCACGTTCCGACCAGCGAGCATTTTCTTTTTGCCAATCATCGAAAATGTCTCTAAATCTTGCGACAGCTTCATCGGGTTTAATTTCGAGGTAATGCTCTATTTCCTCATTCGTATAACCACGAGCCAAAGCAGCCCGACGATGACCAGACGGAAGCATTACAGAGTTATTATCTGCTTCTTCCTTGTCGGAATCATCTACTTCTTCTTCCTTATTAGAATCATCTACTTCTAAATCGGTCGAATCGGGTGAATCCACCTTTTCGTCGTTAACTAATTGAGGATCGTCACTATCCTCCGTACCCTCACCTCGAAGTGCCGCCATCTTTGCCTCAACAGCCTCAAGGGTTGAAGATTCCTGTTCAGAATCCGCAGCTTGATTCGACTGATCAGCTTTTTCCATATCACCATCCATTGTTTTCTCCTTTGTCCGCAGCCGTTTTCACGGGATTGGGGGCATTAAACAAAACTATTACAATCAATCCATCCTCTTGCTTTGAGATATTTTCTTTTTTGATTCAAATTTCTAAAAATTGGATAAGCAACATGACCGGCCTTATCTACTTGAAGTTCAACACCGGGATGTTGTCGTCGATGTTCAGCTAAATCTTGTGTGTTAAAAGCCAATGAAGTTGATACAATTGGTTCGTTATAATCGCCACGAACTGAACCACGCTCCATTTGATAATTGCGGATCATCTCCTGTCCACAATTGCAAATTTCGGGTAAACTAGAGTTCCTCATAGGACGAGAAACAGTTTTTCGTTTGCCGCAAATTGGACAGACAAAGCAATAGGTCATTATTTCTTTCCTCGTAATGCAGCAGCTTGTTTCATATATCCTCTAGCAACTCGTCGATATGTAGCCGCAGCTTTTACATTTCCCGTTCCAGAACGTTCAACTTCTCCTGCCTTAAAATTCATTTTTGCTGCATAGGCTACTAAGCGTCGGGCTTTTTGTTCTTTAGAACGAAAGGCGTCAATAAGTCGATCAGCATCTCGCTGAGCAATTGTTCGTGCTCTTTTACCCCGTTTTATTCGTTTCTGATTTTCTGCTACATTTGCTTCAAGTTTATTTTTCTCTTTGGCTTTTGCTGCAAGTCTTTTTCTTCGTTTAGCTTTATCACTCATTGCTGCAAGTTCAGCCCTTAATTTTGGGGCATGTTTAGTAGCAGTTTTGAATCCATGCGACATATATTGCCGTGCCATTATACTTCCCTTATCGGTAATTCAGCCTGACCCTGTGCTGCCCCAACTTGAGCTTCTTGTCTTTGACGAGTTCCTTCCGGTGGTGAAGTCTTAGCTACCGCTGCTCCGCCATTTTGCTGTACATTCATCCCTTTTCCATTTTGAGGTTGCGGACCTTGCCGTGCTACCATTGCCATTTGGGCGATTAATTCGGGACTTTGGAAAATTTCATCTATCCAATCAATATTCATCATTTTTGCCGCTCGTACAATAAATCGTTGAAAACTAAATGGTGTTCCCATTTGGGCACAAACTTGGGCAGCCTGTGCCGCAGCCGGAATAACTCTAATAGCCAGAGTCTCTAACTGTTGCAATCGAAACTGCCAGTTAATTGGGGCCATTGAATCTTGTTTAATACTAAATGCAAAATCAAGAAAATCTCCGCGACGCATTTCAGGAGTCAAAAATACTTGAGTCTCCTGAACTTGTGCAGGACTAATCATTCGTATTTCTTCATCCGTAATATCATATTCAGCAGGCGTAATTTCTCGTTGAATTAAAGGTAATTTAATAATAGGATCAGTGTATAAGTACCAAGCAAGTTTTCTTTCAATTTCTTCTGTTACCTGATACACCCGATCCCGCATATATGTTATACCCGTTGCGGAATTCTGATTCATAATATTGGCCACAGTAGCCACATTTGTTTGCACATTTGTACCAGCAAGCATACTTGTATTACCACTAAATTGGTCAAACCACTGTAATATTTGACCAATCATTCGTTCATTTTGCGGATTTTGTCCCCCCAAAGAGAATACTTTAGCACCTTCGGGATTTTCCATTCCAACTACATCTAGATTCTTAGAATCAACAATTTCCTGAGCATCATCCGCATATTGCCGTTGATAACCCACAATATCTTTTTGTGCTTCGGCCTGATCCAATGCCTTTTTAGCAATCCTGTTACCAAGTATATGCAAATCATGCCAGATTCCAGCTAATTGTACGGGTATTGGGTTATCGGGAACGGGCGGTGTTAAACTCAAGAAACTATACGGTCCTTCTTCCGGCCCATAAAATGTATCCTCACGTAAAAATTTTCCATTCGTAGAACTCTGATAGGGTAGAGTAACTATTACATTGGGGCCGGGCAACCATAATTCCAATAAATCAATAGAGTCATGTAACTTATCGGCCAAATGTCGATTTAATTGTTTCGCCGATAACGTATGTGCACCTTCTTGGCGACCCAATTCCATATCCAATGAAGAAGGAAGTTTCTCGATTATGGAATTATCATATAAACCAGATTCGAGTATCTCATCTCGTTCAACTCGTATTCTCTCACCAAGAAAAGATGCCTTTTCCAGTTGCCGAGTAGCGGGATCAAAGGTAAAGTCGTCAAAATCTACTGTATCGACATATAACTGACCTGGATCAACACCTTCATCTCCAAAATAGGCCAATGATTTGGAGGTCATTAAACCAACTTTAAAAATACCCATTGTAAAAATGGCATCCACGAGTCCACGTTGTAAAATCATAGGCAATTTTAGCTTTTTGGATGTGAGATTCAAAGCTAAAGCCAATAATTCTCCATATTGACGATACATCAGATAATCAGAATCAACTACATTTTCAGGATTCCTGGCGATCAAATTCGGAACCAACGCTCGGATTGCTGTAAAAGCGAGATTTAGAGGTTCATCTCCAAGATCACCGTGGTTTTGATCATAATATTGGCCTACGTATGCTTTAATAAATAGTATCCGGGCTGCCCGAAAGTTACGTAATCGCCGAAAGCCATTTTTTGCCGCAGCCTGGAGAGTTTTGGCGGATAGATTCATTTTTAACCTCGGAAACTCCTAGTATCCCATTTTCGTTTACATTTAATATCTTTCTGTTGCCTTTGCCAAGCCCGATATCGGCCACCGAATGAGTTTTTAGGAGCCGTCATTACGTTACTTACACGTACCCCGGATTCCTGCATTCCTTTATGACATAAAGCATCAGCAATTACCCGATCACCGTGAGTTTTCCTAGCAGATGCATTTTCTTCCATAAGAAAAGCGGGTCCAATCCGCCCACCAGCAAAATACACATAAGTTTCAGCCTCATTAAGAGCTATTTGCGATGGATTAATAAACGAACCATGATCCAAAGCTCGACGATATTCACCGAGTAATTCTGCTTTCTTATCAGTTGAACTATGCCAGCCATATTGTACCGGCCTTTTTGATCCAATTTTATTAGCAGCATGGCGGTCCAAATAATAATTTGGATATTTCAATTCTCGAACAAGCATTTTACCAAAATAAATACCCGGATCGCCATTAGCTTCCCATATAATAAAGGGTCTATGGCCCCGCTGTGATCCACCAAACCAAATAGCCGAAGCTGCAGTAATTAATGCAAAATCATGTGGGGCAAAATTTGCACTTGCCCATTCTGCAATCTTTCTTCGTGATTGCACGCATCCTACGGAAATAACCGAATTACTCGCCCCCATACCTTTACCGATATCAATTCCAAAAACGTAATCCAGAGTCTGATCCGGTCTGCCATCTATTAGATGCGTGAAGAACGACCACGGACCATTTTTAACGAATCGTGCTTGGGTAGTTTCAATCTGGTTTCTATGGATAATACTCGGCATTTTTGCAACCGGGATATTCTGTTTAAACATCACATGATATCCGGTCAAAACAGGTGATTTAGAAGCAAATGCTTTTCTATGTTTTGCGATTACTTCTGCTTCAAAGAACGTCTCACCCGATCCAATATGGTCCATATCAATTTCAATTGCCATCTCTTTTGGCGTTCGTAATGTTGATTCAATATCGTACCAAGGAGATCGAATTTTTTTTACCCCGGTAAGTTCATTCTCTTGGATATAACGACCCGCACCTTTTTCGGGATGTTCCCACCAGGGAAGAACAAAGACCTTTACGCTTCCGTCTAATCGCCATTTTGAAAAAGCCGTTCCCGCCCCGTTTGGGGTCGAGTTTGCTAATCGGCAGGCAGTTACATCGCGGGTAGATCGTTTAATAGATTCACCCTCAGCCATCTTTGCCATTTCGTCGAGTAAAATGGCAGTACGTCGGTCAGAACTACCCGCTGTAGCATTGGCTGATTCGCCATCAATTCGTGAATGATTGCTCAAATTTACCAAATGCATAGTCGTCCGGGTATGAAACGGCATCATCCATTTTGGCAACCAAGCAGAAATATAGTCAATCTTGCCAAATAGTGTACCAGGATCGGCAGGATTCCCCAATCCCTTCTTTCCCGTTGAATCTACACAATCTTCTTTTCGTGAGAGCAGTAGAAAACTTCGATCATGCTCAAATAACCATTTATGATAAATTGTAACGGTATGATCCCAAGTTGCTCCCATATCACGAGATTTGTCAGTTAGAAAATCATAACCTTCATCAATAGCTTTTTCAATTCCCAATATATGTTCATCCTGAATCTTCCATGTTACAAAGGGTACATGAGCTTCATTTGATACACACTGATGAATTGTTCCATCGGGGTTAATTTTAAAAAGTCGATAGGTCCAAACGAAGGTATTCGTAAAGAATAACAGTGATTGACTGGCGGCTGTATAAAGTTCAGATTGAAAACCAGGATCATTCTCTGCTCGTTTTAGTAATTCAATCCGCCATCGTAAATTAGCCGGAACCGATTTGGGGATCGCTAACCCGGTCTTGGGATCAATCCACAATGATTCAATATTGGGAAACGGAGTGGATAATTCAAGTTTAGATGCTAATTCAATCATCCACACTTTTCTCAGCGGCGGTATTCATTTGATTCTTAACAAGTTCCGAAATTCTAGTAAGAAGGGTAGCCGTTTCTTTCTCCGGGGGTGCAACGATCTTCCCTTCCCGTCGCTCGATTAAAAATTGCTGCATTTTCGGATCGGGATCGTATCGTTGATGAACTATTGTTCCGTCAGTATTAACTTCCTCTCTCTCGTATCCCAATGCCCGCTTCCATATTTCACGAGCAAGTTGCTCATCCTTTGTAATAGGCCGAAGATTACCATTCAAATCGGCATAAGCCGTATCGTGAATCTCTTGGCCGATCTTCTCTAAAAGATGAGTTAAACTTTGCTTCGCCATTATTTCTTATTCTTATCAGTTTTCACGTTAAGGATAACGCCCATTCCGAGAATCTTTGATCTTTTATCCAATTTCTTACTTTTCTTCTTCGCCATAAATTTATGCTTCCCGGATGAAACCCTGAACCAGGCATACATCCAAACCCTGTGCGATACCGAATAGTTTTAATCCAGTACCGCGAGGACAAACATATGGCGATGAAAAATGAGAAATTATTCCACCTTTAGCGTCTAGAATTGCATGTACTAAATATCGCCCGGCAGCCTTTGAATCTGCAACTAGCGAAACTTCCCCTCCCGATTCGCTAACAATTTGCACATCAGTAACATGCAATACTTCTGTGGCCAAAAGCGTCCGCTCTGTATTCGGCGAACCGGAATCATATAATGTAACAGCAATTCCCCCACTCGCATCGCCATCAGTTATTGATTCACCATGTACATTATACGATCCCATAAGTTACTCTCCTATTTTTATATCTTCCATAATAAGTAAAGCACGAATGTATCTCGATGGTACATAAATAGCCGTACTATCATATATTTGACGATTTAATCCTATAACAGCTATCGTTATACCTATTACTTTATTATCCCTATTCAATAGCGGTCCTCCCGAACAACCAGGAAAGTTACCACCATTGGCTACTATATGGCCATTTCGGAATCCAACTGCTACAATAGCACCCGGATAAATCATTCTTGTGGATTGATGCCAACCTATTGTTTTACACGTTTCACCCACTTTTGCCTTAGCAAATTGAAATTGTCGATAAGTCCTCGGAGATTTGAATCGTACAAGAACTAAATCCTGATCGGGATTAGCTTGTACCACTTCAGCTTCATAAAGTTTATCGACTATAAATAAACTATTATCAACAACATGATTTGCCGTAATTGCATACCAATAATCATCCTGATGGGCGACAATAAAACACGATCCTTGACTTTGCCGGAGCAATCCTGACTTCGTTTGAATTATTAATACACTGCTATATGGATCGGCTACGGGTAATATAGTTTTTATAAAGAGAGTTCCTCCCGTTAATATTGCACCAATCAAAAGCAACTTTAATATTTTATACTTTGTCATTATTCTGGTGTACACAATCTACTACATCTAAAAGATTTATAGTCTCAATCGTAGATTTTATAATCTGAAAACTCGTTGTTCCATTTGCTATATCGGGATCATTAACACATTCCCAGGCTAGAATCCGTATGTATTTCCGCCCGATAGACGTAAGTCGTCCTCGTGCTTCAATAAGAGGAAGACCACTTTTACTATTTTCAACGTGGTCCTCAAAGGCAACTTCTACCAGTCGATTAATCCATGATCGCGGTATTTTCACTTCTTCTCCGATTCCTCATACTCTATTATACCATATCCGAGGGGCCGTGTCAAGGACTTTCTATATCCTCTATGGCAATTTTAAATCGTAACTTTAGATATGGCATAACTGCTGATATATTGTCATCAACTGTCGTTGTATGCCAGTATTCTCCAAATCTTGATGGTTAGCGTTGATACACGGTAATTTCTTATGCGTTTAAACTACGAAGCTAGATTTTTGTAGATTTTCTGGTGATGATAATAAGAGTCCCGGTCGCTGACACAAAAGCAAAAGGTCATACCCGGTATACTCCGCCCAAACCGGATAAACAAGCCAAACCCTATATCCCATACGACTAGTACATTATCCCTAGTCTATCTACAAACCGGGAATACCCCAAACCTATTTATACATGATTCCAAAGAAAAACTGAAAAATATCGGAAATATATTTGCATCATGGGAAATAATGTCGTATGGTACGAGTAGAACGGGACAGAATAAGGACAAGAACAATGAAAACTAGACCGATAAATGAGGAAGCATTAGAAGCAATCCGCAAAGCACACAAGCGACCGCACCATAAAGGCAAAGAGTTGGGCAAATAGATTTGCCTTGGCGTCGATTGTATCGTATGGTACTAGAGAAGGGAGAACATGATGGAAGTTGATACAAAACTTCGATGGGATTGTCCAGAGTGTGATTGGACAATCGGTTGGTCCTATCTGGACCTTGCCGAATGTGGCGGACCAGTATGTGAAAAATGCTCGTCCGATATGGTTCTTGACGATGCACTACGAACCTACGAAGGGAATGAATAATGGCATGGGAAATCGAACATGTTCAAGACGTGGAGTGTGAGTTGGACGATTCCGGCGTTTACGTTATCGTCCATAGGATCGCCAAAGAATCGGTTCATAAGGGAATACCCGGAGTAGTTGTATCGGTTCGGGCGGACCTTATGCGGTCAAGAGATAATGAACCGATCCGATCATGGCAAGGATCGGCGAATAATGTACGGAAGCACCTAATCCGATTTGTTCGAGCAATCGGGATCAGCCGAGAACATGCTTCGTACATCGGCTACGAGCTTCTCCGGGCGGAGTTGACACCGGATTACGTGCAAGACTAATCCGCCGATAGCATGGACGAGTTGGCAAGGGCAAGGACGCCCCTAGGGAGATCGGGACGATGAAAAAACTTGAGT